CGTGGCGATCAAGCAGGGATCCAACCTGCTGCTCACGTTCACCAAGATCCGCAACGAGGCTGGCTCAGGCAACGACATCTTCAATCAGACGACGAAGATCATGGCCGACATGAGCACGGCTATGGGGAAGGACCCAACCTCCGCGGCCATGATGCTTGGCAAGGCGCTGAACGACCCGGTCAAGGGAGTCAGCGCCCTCGGCCGTGCCGGCGTGCAGTTCTCGAAGGAACAGAAGGATCTGATCAAGGACATGGTCGACTCCGGCAACACCATGGGCGCTCAGAAGATGATCCTCAAGGAGCTGGAGACCCAGTTCGGGGGATCGGCCGAGGCCGCCGGCAAGACCTTCGGCGGAAGGCTCAACATCTTGAAGGCGCGCCTCGAGGAGGTGGCCGAGAGCGTTGCCGCGAGGCTCATGCCGGTGCTCATGGCGATCATGGACTGGGCTGAACGCAACTGGCCGCAGATCGAGAAGGCGCTGCAGGCGATGTTTGACGTGCTGATGAGCGTCGGCCAGGCGATCTGGAACGTGGCCTACCCGGCCGTGCGCGCCATCTTCCGCTTCCTCAATGAGAACAGGCCGGTGGCGGTCGCGCTGGTTGCGGTGCTGGCCAGCCTGTACGTCGGCTTCAAGCTGCTGATGATCGCCAGGGCAGTCGCCGGCGCGGTGCAGCTGCTGAACCTCGCTTTCTTGGCCAACCCGGTCGTCGCCGTCGTGGCCGGCGTGGTGGCGCTGGCTGCGGCGCTGGTGATCGCCTACAAGAAGTCCGAGACCTTCCGCGAAATCGTGAACCGCGTCGGAGAAGCGCTCAAGAGCGTTCTGATGCCGATCTTCAACGCGGTCAAGTCCGCGATCGAGGCCATCGGCGCGCTGCTTCGCGGCGACCTGGGCGGTTTCCTCTCCAAGATCGGGGAGGTGCTCAAGAACCTCCTCGAGGCCGGACTCAAGAGCGTGCTGGCCCTGCCGGCCTTCATCGCGCTGCAGGCGATCAAGCTCGGAGCCGACATTATCGAGAAGATCGCAGAAGGTGCGAAGGACATCGCCGTCAAGGTGTGGGATGCGATAAAGAACCTGGTCACCGATCTGGCCGCCAACGTCGGCAGCTGGGCGACGGGACTCCTCAACATCGGCAAGAGCGTGGTCTCGGGGCTTGTGTCCGGCGTATCGGGACTGGCGCAGGCGATCTGGGACAAGATCGCGCAGATGCCGAAGGCGCTGATCGGCTTGGTCGCCGGCTGGTTCAGCGGCCTCGTCGACATCGGCGGCAAGGTCGTCGACTTCGTCGTGTCCGGCATCTCCGGCCTCGCGCAGGCGGTGTGGAACAAGATCATCGGCTTCCCGGTCGCACTTGGTCGCCTGGTGGTCGGATGGTTCACCGGCGATGACGGACTGCCGAGCATCGGCGGCAAAGTCATCGGATGGATCGCCAGCGGCATCACCGGCTTGGCACAGGCAGCGTGGGACAACATCATCGGCTTCCCTGGCGCGCTTATCAAGAAGGCCGGAGAGTGGATCAGCGGCCTCAAGGATCTCGGCGGCAAGGTCGTGGGATGGATCGCCGATGGCATCAAGGCGTTCCCGGGAGTGCTGGCGCAGGCGATCTCGGACATCTGGCCGAACGTGCCGGGACTGCCGGGCCCGGAGAGCATCGGCCTGCCGGCACCGACCAGCCCAGAGCAGGCGGCATCGGATGCGCTGCGCGAGCGCGGCCGGGAAGCGCGCCGCGCTCGCTTGGCGCAGCTGCAGAGAAACGCTCAGGGCGCGAGGACCGACGGCGGAAAGAGCATCACCCCGGCCGAGCAGCGGTCGATTGAGTCGCAGATGCGCATCTGGGACGCGACCCTTGGCAAGAACTACGGCCTGGCGCGTGGCGGCCTTGTCACTGGTCCGACCCGCGCACTGATCGGCGAGGCCGGTCGTGAAGCGGTGGTCCCGCTCGACAACCCCATCGGCATCCGTGCACTGGCCGAGGCGATGCATATGGCCGGCAGTCGCGGCGGCACGGTGGTCAACCTCACCTTCAATGGCGTGCTCGACGCCAAGGACGCCGCCCGCGTGCTCCGGCCCGAGCTCGACCGCCTCGTGAGGCTCGCCGTCTAGATGGCTGTCCCCACCTACAGCGTGAAGATCGGCTGGAACTCCGCGCAGGCCGGGCTGCTGGTGTTCGACTTCTCTGCGTTTCAGACCATCAGCCCGCTGACGGTCACCAACAAGGCGCTCACGAGCAACGTCGCCACCCTCACGGTGCCTGGTCACTCCTTCACGACGAGCGACACCATCGGCGTGGCGGGCGTCGACGCCACCTTCAACGGCACCTACCGCGTGAGCGCGACCACCACGACGACGGTGTCATACGCCAAGACCGCAACCAATGTGGCAAGCACCGCATCATCGGGCACCGTCGGCGTGGTGCGCACCACCGATGTGTTCGGCAATGCCTACTCGGCGTTCTTCAATGGCACCTACGACGACGTCACCACGGACGTGCAGAGCATCCGCATCCGCCGCGGACGCGACGACATCCTGAGCCAGATGAACGCCGGCACGGCAGAGATCGAGATGATGCGCCCGTCTGACCGGGCCTACTGGAACCCGGCCAACAAGAGCTCGCTGCTCAACAGCGCCAACGCCCCGGGCTTCGTCCCGATGCGGCCGATCCGCATACAGGCAACAGACCCTGCGAGCGGGACGACCTACGGCCTGTTCTGGGGCTTCATCCGCTCGGCGCGCTTCGACTACGCGACGGGCATCTGCCGCCTGTCGTGCACCGACCTGATGCTGGTTCTCAGCCGCGTCAACCCTCTGGACCCGGCGCTTGCGACCACCGAGGGCGGCACGGGCTCCGACTCGTACACGCCGGATGCCGGTACGGCGACAGATGCCGACCAGTCAACGACGGCCGCCAAGTCGCGCTCGGGCTTCGTGAGGCTCGCATGAGCTGGGTCGCAGGCACGACCGGAGGCCGCATCGGGCAGCTGCTCGACGGCATCGACTTCAACGACCGTGCGAACTTCTGGCAGGGCGGCATCAAGGCCGACGGCACCAGGCGCACCGGCTCGCTCGACACCGGCGACACCATCACGGTCGGCAACGCCGACGGCGGCAAGAGCGCCCTCTCGATCATCCAAGACCTACTCGAGGCCGAGCGCGGGGTGTTCTACATCTCGAAGGACGGCAAGGCGACGTACGAGGAGCGCAACAGCCGCTCCCGCCGCACCAGCTCCAGCGCGACGATCACGACTTATGCGCTCACCAGCCAGCCGGGCTTTGAGTTCGATCAGCTGGTGAACCGTCAGGCGGTCAAGCGCCAGTACCAGACCGGCGCGGCCGGCACGTCGCCCAACACGCTTGCCGACGGCACCGCACAGGTCGCTCAGAACCCCGTGAGCGTCAAGCTATTCGGCGTGGTCGACGGCTCGGAGATCAGATCCGAGTACGTGCCGAGCGACTCGCAGGCGCTCAACCTGGCGGAGTTCATAGTGAACATCCGATCCTCGTTCGTCGCTCCCGTGACCATTGAGATGGACGGCGGGCCCGCAGCCGCGGTGACGCAGATGCTCTCGCTCGAGCTGCAGGACCGGGTGACCGTCAACGACACCGTGGCCGGCACCTCCGGCGACTACATCGTCGAGGGCATAGAGACCGAGATCGCAGACGGCGGCAACCTGTTCACCGTCACCTTCACGCTGAGCGACTACGGGTCCGCACCGTTCGTGTTCGGGTCATCGACCCAGGGCACGTTCGCGCCGCCGGACGGCACGGTGACCTACACGGTCTGCACCTTTGCCTCGCGCCCTTCGTCACCGTCAAACGGCGACTACATCCTCGAGTCCGACACCGGCCGCTATTACAAGCGCGTCGCCGGTGCGTGGGTCGAGCAGATCTATCCACGACTGACCTACTAGGAGCCGGTCCATGGCTTATTCATTCCCGGGCACTGTCTCGACGGGAGACGTCCTCGCGGCTTCGACCTGGAATCAGGCGATACGTGAGAACCAGAAGTTCGGCATGGCGACATTCACAAACGAGGCCGCCCGCGACGCCGCGCTGACCTCTCCAGAGGAGGGAATGCGGGCGTACCTGACCGCGCCGACAGTCCCTGCGGCAACGGGTGGCACCACGTTCATTCCGACCGGAATAACGACGATCTATAACGGCAGCGCGTGGGTATGCACGACTCCCGTGAGCGCCCGCACGAGCAACAACGGCACGACCACCAGCGGGAGTTTCACGGCGACCCTATCCGGCACGCCGGGCACTAATCCAAGCGTGACACTCGTTACCGGCACGACCGCGCTGATCACCGTGAAATCCACCGTCGCCAACGATACGAGCCTTCAGGGCGGTTACGCGGGCGTGGCAATCTCCGGCGCATCGACGCTCGCGGCATCGGTGGACGACTGCGTCTACCTCGCAGTCGCCGCCGCTGGTTACTTCATGCAAGCCGCAAGCGTCTACGTCCTGTCAGGGCTGACTGCCGGAAGCAATACCTTTACGATGCAGTATCGCGTCGGCGGCGGCGGCACGGCGACATTCGGAGCGCGGCAGATAACGGTGCAGGGCATCGCATGACCGCCGACGACCGCCTCGAGGCGATCTTCACCCGCCTTGGCGACATCGAGCGCAACAGCGCGACTGCGCACGCGCAGATCCAGGGCGGCATCGACGTGCTCACTGAGCGCGTCTCCGGTCTGTCGGAGAAGGTCGCCATCCAGAACGGGCGCGTGACCAAGGCCGAGCACCGGCTCGGCGAGCTCGAGACCAGGGCGCGCATCGCAGAGCGTGACATCGCCGACGACGGCACGAGGCACGACGTGGTGGCCGCGCGCATCTGGACATTCATGA